TCCTATATCAAAATCTCCTGATTCTATATTAGCAGTAATTGCAGAAGTTGCACCTTCTTTTATTTGATCTAATCCTGTTTCATGTTCATAATATATTGATGTGCCATCTGTATTTCCTTGTACATAAGTTGCACTTCCTGATGTACCATTGTCATTAGATACATATTGTGATGCGTGGGGTTTACCAAATATAGCAGAGTCAGACCAAGCTGTTCTATCTAATGTACCTGTTGTCCAAATAGGTCTTTGTGGTGTTGAATCAATATAGTTGTATGTTACAATTCTATTAACTGTATTAGATCCAGAATTTGGATAAAACCAACTAATCTCACCAAACAAATTATTTAGTCCTGCATTAATATGTTGTTTAGGAATTGTGTTAATATCATCAAAAACAAAATCTTCTACTAAACATGGTAGTGATTCTAACTGTCCACCATACCTAAAGAAACCATTTTCTGACATCCAATAAGCTGTACCATCAACTTCAACAGCTGCGTTTTTACCAAGCAAACCACAGTTAGTACCTACTTGTTCAAACTCAAATGTAAAAGGCGCTCCAACAAATCTCATAATAAATAATGCTGTGTCTGTCCAAACGTAAATTGCATTTCTACCTCTTAGTGCGCCAACGATCCGTGATCCGTCGGCCAATCTTTGTGTACCCGCACTGTTGGTTGCTGTAGGTGTGTAATCTGTAATATTTTCTTGAGAAGAAAATCTTATAAACATTTCGTCTTGTGTGGATTTTGTGCCAGCTGTTGTTTCTGTTCCAAAAAATATTAAGTGACGATCGGGTGTTGATACTAACATATCTCGTGACGCTGTCGGTGCATTTGTTATAATTGCTGCTCTAGTGTTTGTAGCGTTAGAAGCGTCTGAATCCCATGTAAAACTTTCACCATTAAATATAGTTGCAACAACACTGTTACCAAAATTATCCAATGACCATAGACCAGGGTCTGTTACAATATCTCCTGATGCTGCAGAGTTCCATGCAAAATAATTAGATGCATCGGTTACGGTTGCGCCTGATGAATGTATTGCAGCTGTTGTACCATTAGCTCCTCTAGTTAATCCAGATAATGTACCACCACTATTAGAAGTATAAGTAATTAGTTCAGAACCAATTTGTACTGTACCTGATGATGCAAATGAAGTTGAACTTGCCATGGTCAATGATGTAACTGATGCGTTTATTCCTGATGACAATGTTGATGTAAATTGTCCTTGTGCTTGACCACCCCATGATCCAAGACCCCAACCCGTTGATGCAACTTCAACTGCCGGTCCTACTGGATAATAGTGTTGTACACGAATACCACCAGATGTTGATGCACCTGATCCTGATTCGTTAGATGGCATAGTAATAGTTAAAGTAGTATCAGTTGGTATGCTTGTTACCATAAATTTTATATCTGTAAAATCACCAGATCCAAAATTAGAATTAGTAATACTTGTAAAACTATCTAATAAAATAACATCACCTTTATTAATGTTGTGTGCTGATGAAAAAGTTAATGTTACAACTGCTGATCCGTTAGTTGTAGAAAATGCACTTGTTAAAGTTGTAGTAGCTTTAATTGGATGTATGTCATAAAAAATACCACCAGAATAAACATATAATATTCTATTAGTGCCTAACGCAGCATATTTAATACCTGCTGTATTTACAAAGTGGTGTATAGCTGTGTTACGTCCTGTTAAAGAAATAGAACCTAGTTGTGCCCAACCACCTATTTTTTCTGGATAACCATATCTAAATCTAACATTGTCACCATTAACCCATTGGCCTTCACCTCCGGTAGATGTAACTTGTTTATTAAAACCTGGTTGAAAATTTACCTTTTGTAGCATATAGCCCTTATATTACTAAAAGGCCCAGCTTACAAATGAATATCTAGTACCTTTGGTTGCTTCTTTTACTTCGTGTGGATACATATAGTTTGACGGAAATAAAAGTATATCGCCTGTTTTTAACTTAATTTCTTTGCCTCTGCAATAGAATTCTGACCCTTCGTAGTTTTCATTAAGGTTTGCTACAATAGATACTAATGGCACCCCTTTCATTTTACCATCAAATATACTGTGGATGTGGTCATAGTGTATCCTCATCATAGTGCCTACCTCATACTTATTAAATCTTATAGGACTAAACTTTGTAAGCCATGGTCCTCGAGTCTTGTCTCCTGGCCAAGTATGTTTTGTTTGATAAGCATCTAATGCTTTTACTAAATAGGGTGTAATTTTATTTTGTTGTTCTTGTGTACAACTCATTACATCTAATTCTTTTGTAGGTTCAGATGCAGATGTTCCTGAAACATAATTATTCCAAGTATGCTTTTTCCATTCTTTTTTATTACACTCATCTATTAACGCTTCACACACCTCTTTGGGTATATGATTTTTAACATATATATAATCTTCAATTGTGCTCATTCATTATTCTCCTTATATCTAAATGGGTTAAACTATCTTCGCTACCTAATGTATCAATACTAAATGTATTAAAAGACATACTAATTCTAGGTTCATCTCCCATGTTTACAGGCACGCTATGTTTTAGATTAGATGGAAACAATATAAGTTCTCCATCAGTGCATGGTAATAAAAATGTTTCTGAATTTAAATTATTATATTTTTTAGGATCAAGTTTCATAGCATGTTGTATTGATTTAGAAAAAGATATTGGTGGTAATTTTGAATCTTGTTTAAAATAAAACACTCCACTTATTATACTATTAGGATGAACATGTTCATGATGTTTAGATCCTTTAGGATTTTTGTTTAACCAACACTGTGTAACAACTAATCTTTGATCTGATTGAGATATATTTTTAGTAAACTTATTTAAAGACTCATATATAAAATTTTTTATATTTTTGAATTGTTTATGTTCTAATAAATAAGTATCTTTAGATTTAAAATTACTATTAGCTTTTTGTTCAATCCAATCTAAAGTGTTAATGTGTTTTAGTTCATCAACTAAAGAACCTTCATATTTTGTAATTAAAATTGGTGTAGGAAATATTTGTAATAATTCGTCTTTCATACAAGATGTATATTATATTTTATGCTTGAAGTCCACCATGAGAATCGCTAGCGCCAGAAGCGGCTACTCTAGCAAGTGATAAATCACCAAAATCAGTTGAATCACCTGCTGAAGCAATAGTAATATATTCCATATGAGTATTCGCTGGGTCTCCACCAAAACAAACTCCTCTTATAGAATTACTTCCTCCACCTACATATGCTCTATTGCCATTAACTAAATCTCCAAAATCTGTACCATTACCTGTTGATCCAATAGTTACATATTCTATATGTGCTGTAGCTGTACCACCCATAAATACTCCCCTTGTAGCACTAGAAACTCCAGCTTTAAATATACTAGCTCCAGTACAATCACCAAAGTCTGTTGCATTTCCAGTTGATGCTATGGTTACATAATCGATTACATTAGAAGCACTTGGTTCTTGTCCAGCAGCAAAAATTCCTCTAGTATTAGAACCCGTTGAAGCTGGTCCTGATCTAGTAACTGACATATCACCAAAATCTGTTGCATTACTTGCTGTAGCCATTGTTAGATATTCTATTGTTCCTGGATATTGACTAGGATTTCCTCCTAAACCTATGACAGCTCTAGTTGTACTTGAACAACCTGCAGATCCAGCTACACTCTCATTTAAATTACCAAAATCAGCAGCGTTACCCTCACTAGCAAATTCTATAGAATCAATTGTATTAGTTTTACTTGGTGTATCTCCACCAGCAAATATAGCTCTTGTAAGACTTCCAACAGCTGCTGATAAATCTCTTGCACTAGCTCCACCTAGTACACTATCTCCAAAATCTACTGATCCGCCTAAAGTTGTAACATTAAATTTTTCAATTCTACCGCCATAAGGTGCATTACCGCCCTGTAATAAAACTCTACCTGATCCAGGCATATAGGTTACTGATGGTCTTGGATGAAAAATATCTTCATCTTTTAAACCACCATGTGCATTAGAAGTTCCAGGCATTGTTTCTCCTCTTGCAACTGTTAGATCCCCAAAGTCAACAGCATTACCTAATGTATCTATTTGAACTTTCATTATAGTGTTTACAAAACCAGGGTCTTTACCTCCTGCAAAAAGTCCTGTTTGACCTCCAGAACATCCACCCATGTATCCTCTTGAACCATCTAAATCTCCAAAGTCAGCAGCATCTCCTGCCGAAGCAATTGTAATATATTCTATAACATTTGTACGAGGATGATCTCCTGCAAAAAGTCCTCTTACACCATTAGATAATCCATACGTGTCATGTCTTGCGTCAACTAAATCTCCAAAGTCAGTAGCATTTCCTGTTGAAGCAATTTCATAAAAAGCTAAATTAGTACTAGCTGCACCTGGAGATATATATCCTTCAGATACAACTGCTCTTGTGGGACTAGATAAACTACCAGTTCCTCCTCCAGCAGTCACTAAATTTCCAAAGTCAGCAGCATTTCCTGCCGAAGCGATTGTGATAAAGTCTATTACATCTGATAAACCAGGTTCTTCACCACCATTAGTTAATCCTCTTGTTTGATTTGAACAACCAGAAACACCTCTTCTTGCAACTGATAAATTACCAAAGTCAGCAAAATTACCTGTCGACATAATTGTTGCAATATCTATTACATTCATACAATCTCCACCATTATCAGGTCCACCACCGCCCGAACAAATAGCTCTTGAATTAGAACCAAATCCTGCATTTTGTGATCTTGCAGCACTTAAATTTCCAAAGTCAGCGGCAAGTCCTCCGTGAGCAATAGAAATATAATCAACAATATCACATTCCCCAGCAGAAACGGTAGGAGCAAATCCTCCCATAAAAATACCTCTTGACCCTTGTATATTAAGTTCATCTTGATTCGCTCTAACTAGATCATATCGTTCTTTAATATCCCAAACAGCCATTAACTTAATCCTCCGTGTCCGTTAGAGTTACCAGATAAATTATTTCTTGTAACACTTAAATCTCCAAAAGTTGCTCCATTACCTACTGATGCTATTGTAATTTTTTCAACAAGAGCAGAACCATTTCTTCCTGCAAATAAACCAGTTATGTTATTACTAGCACCACACCCATAAGAATCAGCAGGTGGTGTAGTTCCTGGATCTCCAAAATCTGTTGCATTACCTGTTGAAGCTATTGTTATAAAATCAATAACTTCTGAAGCATTAGGTTGCATTCCACCATAGAACACACCTCTTGTTGAAGAAGAACATCCACTTAAATATCTTCTTGCTTCTGTTAAATCACCAAAATCTGTTGTGTTACCAGCTGATGCTATGGTTATATATTCTACTACATTTACATTTGAAGGAGCACTTCCTCCTCCAATAATTCCTCTAGTAGAACTTGACAAGCCCGCATTATCTGCTGTTGACGCACTTAAATCTCCAAAGTCAGAAGCGTCACCTACTGAAGCTATTGTAATAAAATCTATAACATTCATTCTACCAGGGTTCATTCCTCCAAATCTTACACCTCTTGTTTCACTACTGGCTCCTCCACTTCTTCTTGAAGTTGTAGTTAAATTACCAAAATCTGCTGTGTTACCTGTAGACTTAAATTCTACATACTGTATTATATTTGTGTTTGCAGGAGAAGTATATCCACCACCGTATGCAATTCTTGTACTACTAGATACTGCTGCACCATGTCCATTATTACCTGCTATTAAATTACCAAAATCTGTTGCATTACCCTCAGTATTTATAGTCATAAAATCAATTGTATCTTTAGCGGCAGGTGCGGCTCCACCCATAAAAATTGCTCTTTGTCCAGAACCTACACCTTGTGGTATCGGTGCTATTCTCGTTCCTTGATACCCGTCATTTAAACCACCGTGAGAATTTGATACACCAGAACCACCTCCACTTGTAACTGTTGTATCTCCACCAGTATCAACAGATTGTCCTCCAGAGGCAATATTAAATTGTTCAATTGTGTTTTCATAACCAGGATTTGAATAACCATAAAAACAAACTCCTCTTATAGAATCAGAAGCACTAGCTTGAAGTCTAGTAGTTTGTAATAAATCACCATAGTCAATAGCATTTCCTTGCGATGCCATGGTTACATTTTGAATTACGCTAGACATTGTAGGATTAAATCCGCCAGCAAAAACACCTCTTGTTGAGCTACTTATAATTCCTTGATTTAATTGTCTAATAGTTCCAACTAAATCACCAAAATCTGTTGCATTACCTGTATTTGCAATTGTTACAAAATCAATAACATTTTGCACTGTAGGTGTTGTACCTCCTGCAAATAACGATCTTATAGGAGATGAAGTTGCTCCAGCTTGTGTTCTAGCTACAGTGGTATCACCAAAATCTGTAGTATTTCCAGTCGAAGCCATTGTAACATATTCTATTTTATTTGATACTCCTGGTACACTACCTGTCCCAAATATACCTCTTGTACTATTTGAAGATCCTGCATTATAATTTGTAGTTGATGACAAATCTCCAAAATCTGCATAATTTCCATCTGTAGCAAAAGTTGCATAATCTATTGCTTGAATATGATTTTCATCTACATCACTACCACCACCCTTTAAAGCTCGTATAAAAGAACTAATTCCTCCAGAATAATAATTTTTACCAGGATCAACTAAATTTCCAAAAGCTGTTGTATTTCCTTTTGTAATTAAATTGTATTTTTCAACAGTGCCATTTAATAAATTACCTTGAACTAAAGCAGTTCCATTTCCACGCCAATAGCCTCCCATAACAGCATCATGAACTTCTTTTAAAGTCCATACGCCCGAACAATCATCGAGTTGTGGGTAGTTAGCCATTTAAATTCCTAACTTATTTTTTTAGCCCAAATACCATTTGCTGCATCAGTTTGATTAAAAGCAACATCGTCACCGTTTTCATCTACACCATCAGTCCATTCAGATGTGTAAGTATCTAAATAAGATTTTATTGCTGCTGCATTTGCTAATTCACCTAATCCAGTTTCACTTGATCCATCAACAGTTGCACCAATTAAATCCCAATCTTGAGGAGATGCATTACTATTTGCTTTTGGATAATATCCACCATCTTCAATGTAAGATGGAATAGTACCAGAAGTAGTTAGGTTATATTTAATTATTTTATTTGCCATTTGTTGTATCCTTATTATCTATTAGTTTAGTGTTAAGCGACTCTTCGTCGTACAGCTTAAATCCTCTACGTTCTGCAAATTTATTTGCATCTTGTGAAAATTTAACCGCGCACGCTTCTAACCATTGCATGGTCATTTCATGAGTAGGCGCTTTGCCTTCAGCCATCATATCGTTTTCCATCTTAAGATATGCATAAATTTCAGCTTGTGCCTGTGCACTGTTTATACCCATATCGAAGAGATAAATCAAGTTCCCTTCATCAATAACTCCACCCCTAGCTCTAGCTGCATTTAAGGCCTGTTTCATACAAGTCATGACATGATAGTTAGCTTCTTCTTTTTCATACTCTTCTTCAGTAATGTCCTCTTTACCTAATTTTTTAAGTATGCTTTTGTATTGATTAGTAAAAAAATTCATCTTCCTAATAGCACCTGTAATAGAGTTTTGAATATTATTCATACTAACCTGTATCTCAAGAATCTCTGTTTCAAGTAATTCTTTTTCAAACTCAGTCATATCTAAATCTGTTTTAAGCTTATGTTCTTTTTCTCTAAGCTCTATATCTTTTTTTCTCATCTTAAGATGAGCTTCTTCTAAAGCCATTCTAGTTTTATCAATCTCAGCTAGTGTGTGTTTGACTGATCTTATAGGTGTAATTGCTGTAACATCTAACATAACACCCATAAACTGTGAGTGTGATTTATAGAAGTTTGAACTAGATTGTTTTATTGCTGGCAAAGTAGTGTGAATATTATCCAACATTGCTTTGTATTCTTTTTTAACTAACGGTGAGTTAGATATTTCTTTTATTATTAGATCTTTATTTGACATTTATATTTCCTCCCAGAAATTGCATTGTTTATATTTTTCAATGATACTTTTTGGTATAATACTGTAGGCATCATACTTTTCTTTATAGTCACTTATAGCACCAGTTGTTAGTGTATGCAACCCATTGCCGACAATGGTATCATCGTAGCCCATGTCGTTTACTTTAAATTGACCTATATTATTAAAGTCATGTTTAAATTTTGGTATACCTAAAAAATTATAAAGATTATTTATTGTGTTTTCTGTATCTTTTACAAGGTCATTAAATTTTATTATGTGATACATTTCTTTAGGTTGTTGATCTATTAAATGTTTTATACCTATTAATTCTTTTACAATTTGACCGTCTGTATTCATTAGCATATCACATTTTTCTTCTACGGTTTTAGCTTCATATTGATTAACAAATGCAGTAGGTTCTCTA